CCTCTTCCTTGATTCTATTGACAACTTCTCTAATTTTCTTGTCAATTCTAACCATATCCAAAGTATATCTTTGGTTGTCACGCTGATGCACCGCCCACTCTGTCTCGAGACTTCTCTTCTGTTTGTAAAGGTCTCTGACTTGTATTTGCATCTATGGTCTCCTCATAGGTTATCCATAATTTAGACGAATCACTAAATCCATCTTTTTCCCATACTATAGCATTTTCTCCTAGTTTGTCAACTAATGCATTTTCAAATGCTTTGTCATCGTCCTCTGACACAACATTGAAGTCTGCATAGTATCCATATGCTCTAATTTGTACTCGAAATGTCTTCATGATTACTTTTCTCTACCATAAAAAAAGGGGGCTCGAAAGCCCCCTTTTTAATTAGTTATTACGCACCTTCTACGCCGAAGATACCTCTAGGGTCTGATACTCCAAAAGAATATCTTTCTCTAGCTTTGTATCTCACGTTGCCAGTGTCGAAATCACCTTCCATTGCAGTTGTTAATGGAGCTCTGTTGAACATTTTCATGCCGTTTGGCACGTCTGTAATGATATAGAACGAATCAGTATCAGTTAGGTAGTTGTTCACTCTATAACCTTGAGGAACCATACCCATAGATACGATTGCGTTAATGTCATTGTCAGCTGTTCCAGTTCTACCTTGAGATTTCATCAATCTCTCAGCTGTGAATTGATTTTCCGAAGGAACAATCATTTTCACACCTCTAGCTGCAATTCTTAGACCTCTTTCGTCAGTCATTGCAGCGATGTCAATTAATGACTGCTCCAATGATGTTTCGTTAAGGTCAGCTTGCACAGTTAGCGTGTTTTTAAATGTACCCGCTACTGTAGGGTGGTTAGTTGCAAATAAAGCAACGCCATCTCCACCTTTAAATGTGCCTACACCTGGTAGACCATTTACTAATGGTTCAACAGCTTTTACTTGTTTTGCATTACTCATCGATCTTGCTAAAGCTTTCGTGTATCTAGCAGCAAGTCTATCGTAGAGGTTATCTTCGATAGCTTCTTCTGTGATTGCGAATGCTAAAGCTACTGTTTCGTGAGTATATCTAGCCGTGAAAGTTTCTTGTGCTTCGTCAAAAGACACGCCTGCACCTTCAGCTTTCACTTGTGCGTTTGCGAAACCAGATAACATTACTTCTTCTTCAAAAGCTCTGTCACTGTTTTCAGTAGTATAAATCTCAGCATGCTGATTTTCATACCTTTTGTATTCCAGGCCGAACAGGGCGTTCAATCCTGGCTCTAGTTCTTTGACTAGTTGCGATCGTGATATTGCCATAATTTATTCTCCTATTCTCCTATTATGATTGTAGTTCAATCAAGTTTGGAACAACTACTACAGAAGCAAAGCCCGCAGTAATATCCTCGTTTTCAGGATCTTCTGCGACTCTTAACAATCTGAAAGTATCTGCGTCCGCACTTGTATCACCGATATCTAGCGTAGCGCTAGATTTGCCAGTTGTATCAGAACCTGCTGACGTGTTCATGTCATAAGTTTCTAAGAAACCAGCTTGTGTTACTGCATCGTCCGTTGCTACTACGTATTGCTGTTGTGGGTTGTCGTACACAAAAGCGTCTATGTCTTCTGAGTTTGCAGGTGTTACTTGTTGGTAGAAGTTTTTAAACGTCGGCTTCAAAGTAGAAGGATCCGTAAAAAATACTCCATTTAATACACCAATAATAGGTGCAGCAGTCGTTTGACCATCAACAATATAACCAGCAGCAGAAGCCACAGCTCCACCATTGTAGAGTGTTGTAGCAGAACCAGCATCGATTTTGTACTTTCCTAGTCCGGCAGTCGCTGGAGTTTGTCCAAGCGTACCAGCAGGTATAAGCCCAAAACCTTGTGTGTTTCTATTTGCCATAGTTGTCTCCTTGTGTCTGTATCTCTACAGACGGTTTATATTAAATCGATGATAGGGATTAACCCGAGAAATAACTAAAAAATTATTTCTTTGTACCACCGAAGGTTACACGAGACTGTCTATCAATATTGATAGGCATCCTCTTATCCTGCTCCTTCATGAGATCGTTGTCTACAGCGTCCGTTCTATCTTTATGACGATCGGCCATGTATTGTTGTCTTTGTTGAGCGATCTCAACTGGTACCTTTGCAAGCAAAAGGCCACCAACTCCGATAACACCCTTATGTTTCCCGTCTTCGAGAACTGGATAGTCACCTGCATTTTCGACTTCTTCGGCACGAACCAATTCATAACCTTCTCTTAATCTTCCAGTTACGTTTTTCGTGTCTTGGAAACCGACTACCTCGGCTCTAATCCATCTGTACCTGAACCCATCTGGTGCAGGGGGTGCATCTAAAGATGATGGTGGAACCCAAACCTTAGGTCTTTCAGATTTAGACCTAGATTGGCTCGCACGAGAAGTTTTGTTTTCTTTTTCCATACGCCTATACCTCCTTCGTGATGTTTAGTTGTTTTGCGTACTCTTCGAGTGGCACTCCTAATTTTTTAGCTATTGCTACCTGTGAAGAAGTGAGTTTCACAGTTTTACGGCTTCCTTGCCTGACTGGTCGTCTAGCAGAAGCTACGGTTTGCGTCGGTTTATTCGACGTATTACCATCGTTTATATCAAACTTATTTGGAAATTCAAGTCTCATTCTTTTATCAACTTCCGCATAATATTCGTCTGATTTAGCGTCGTATCCTTCCTTTTCCACTAGATCCTTATGTATTTCAAACGCTGTAAATGTCATAGGTCTGTCTTGTCCAAACCATGTATTATTAGCGGCCCACTCTTGAGCTTTTGGATCTGGGTCAGGGAGTTGTTTTGGTGTTTCTGTAGGAAGATCTTCAGCATCTTCAAGCTTTACGGGCTTTTCTTCTGCTGGAGTTGTTTCCTTCATAACGTTTAATCTAGCCTCGTCAATAGACAATGCAGCGATTCTTTTCTGAGCATTAACTTGTGCAGTAGCATCACCAGACTCTATCGCTCTAGATAGTTCCGATTGTGCCATTTCCATGCCGTCTTTAACTCTTTTTTCGAACTGCGTTACATAGTCTTTATTGACTTGACCAAATCTAGAATCAAGAGATTTTCTTTTTTTCTCAACTGCTTTAGCATAATCTAAAGCCGCTCTTCTCTCTTTGTTAGCTTTCTGTGCATCACGTTCTGCAGATCTCATTCTTTTCGTAAGTTCAGCAATTCGTTTTTGCACACCTTTGCTATACGATTCTAATTTATCATCGTCTTCTTTTGGTTTCGATCCTTCTTTTAATTCTTCTTTTGGTTCCTCTTTTACTTCTTCCTCTTTCGTTTCTACTGGTTGCGCCGCTTCAATTCCTTCTTTCGGCGCTTCGGTTTCTACAACCGACTCGTCTTTTTGCTCTTCTAGATTAATCTCAGCGCCTTCACCTGAAGTGTCAAGATCAACCATTTTTTCTTCTTTTGGCATAGTTTACTCCTTCTATGTTTAGTATTCGTGCAAGATATCCTCTGGATTCTTGATTGTTGCTAAAACTTCGTCGTCGTTTAGCAGACGTATTTCCCCACCTTCAATTTTTATTCTTGATCCAGCATAACGGGCAAACATTACCCATTCTCCCTCTTTGCACCAAGGACCATCAGGATATCTCTCCTTGTCCTTGTAGCAATCTGGACCCATTCTTAAAACTAAACCACATTGTGAGGCAACTTGTTGTCTCTCTAAGGTTGTCTCGGCCATATACAGGCCGCCTTTTGTTTTCTCTTTCATTTTGAAAGGTAAAACTAACATCCTCCAACCAGTTGGCTGTGGTAGTTTATTTGAATCTTCTTTTGTTAAATCTTTTTCTTTTTTGACTCCTACCAGTTTTTTATTCGGTAGTTTTATTGTTGATGTCGATGACTGTTCCATGTTGCTCCTTATCTTCCAGCAGGTTAGAGAGTTCCTGTTTAGTGGCTTCTAAAGCCGTTATCTGTCCTACTATATAGTTATATTTTTCCATACTGTCAATACCGCCGGACGTTAAGGCTGCTGACAATTCTTCTGTGCGTCTATTTAAATATTTAATTAGACGATTTATTGCTGTTTCTAATTGCATTATCTTTCCCCCAACTTCTTTTTAAACTTATGCACACGATTACGTGCGTTTCTTTCCATCTTCTTATCTTTCTTTTTCAAAGCTTTTCCTACGTCTCTTCTTGCAGACATTAAGCCTTTTACAAGTTTTTTCTTGTACGGACCCTCTTTTAAATCCGATACTCGATATGACTTACCATTAAACTTTCTTCGTTTTTCTGATTGCATCTTTGCCTTTCTTAAATATGCTAGCCACCTGGCTCTTACCCATAACTTTTGCTCTTTGCTCCCCAACTGTGAGAATCTGTATTTTTCTTGCAAAGGGCTTGTTGATTCGTTTAACTTTTGCCACAGTTGCCCTAGCATCTGAAGGGGTCGCAAACTTAATTGATACAGTGTCTTTAGGATTTTCATCGGTATATAATCTCCTCCCAGAGCCTTTTGGTTTTTTACCTGTACCTACTTTTGGATCTTTCATTATTCCTCCGTTATTTGTGTTAAATACCAAGTTGCATTAGTGTATCTTGTTCCTGACTTAACTTTTAACACTTCATGTTTTACTTCATTACCCTCAAACAAAATAAGTTTGCCTGTTTTAGGTTTCACAACTGTATTACCTACCACAGTTTCTCCACCAATAAAATCGTCATTTAAATATAAAATAGACGTGTGTGAATGTTGATCAAAATCAAAATGAGAATTTTGTGATGATCCTTTTGGCCACTTAACTATTTGAGAATAATTTATAAAAGTTTTTGGTGAGTATTTTTTTACAAGATAATTTAAATTAGCCAATATTAATTTAAAATCTATAATACCCTCCATGGCTGCAGCTTTATCCATAGATAAAACATCTGTCTTACCGTGTTTTTTAGTTTTGTTTTTATTTATGTATTCTATTAAATAATTACAAATATTCTTTTGTAAAAAGTTATCTACAATTTCCACTTAACATTTCCATCTTCTGCGTGCCTGTCTAAGTCTTGAGTTAGGGTCTTTTGCCGCTTTAGGAAATTTTTTCATTTGTCCTAGTGATCTTGCGCAGAATGATTTTCTACGTTTGGCAGCTTTTGATCCCGGCTTCACTTTTCCAGTCACCGCTGTTTTTAGTTTAGAGCCGGG